ACTGATTGTTGCAATACCGACTGCATATCTGGAAGGTGAAGGAAATTCCGAATCAAAACTATTTTCATTCGAATCAAATGAGTATAGTGATGATCCAAATAAGGGATAAGCACCATATGTAAGACCAATAGAAACAGTAGGTGCAGTTACATATCCTGAACCACCATCTGTAACTGTGATACTTTGAATTGAACCAGTTGTGGAGATACCTGTTGTTGCTGCAAATCCAGATCCATTACCACCAGTAACATTGATCCAAGGTGCAACTGTATAACCACAGCCGGCATTTGTTAAGTATATTGCGGGAACTCTTCCAGATTTTCCATCACAAGCAGGATATTCGTAAGATACCGAAGCAATACCTGTTGCAGTCGTTCCACTTGAAGGTGCGGATGAGAAACCAACAACTGGGTTAGCTGTGTAACCTCTACCCATATTACTAATATAAATCTTATTGATTGCTCCAGATGCACACAGTTGAGCTGTCGCTGTAGCAGAAGTACCGGCACCAATAAGATTCAGTGTCTGAATATAACCAATTTGTGCAATCTCATCATCAATATCATCAACACCAGTGTCAATAAGTTCATCTTCGTACCTAAAGAGTTCACATCTTAACTCATAAACATATGTTTTCTTGAGTTGGTAGAAAGGTTGTTCGTGTTCTACAAACTTAATTTCAAATAGTCTATCACCAAGAGGGAAGTAAATTAAGTCACCTTCTTTAGGTCTAGAAGTCAATTCCAAATTGGAGAGACCCTCTGTCAATGGAGCGATATAATTTTCAAATCTTTCTTTAGAAATTATCAGTTGAAGATCATCTCGATTTTCAATACCAAATTTTGATAGAATAGTTCCCTGACCAGTATACCCTTCATAGTTATCAACATAAGCTTCTAAAGGATATGCATTTTTGAACTCAGATTCAATTACTTCCTTTATAATAGTTTTAGTTGATGCATAAGTTCTTGGAAGATAATATACTTCCACACCATACATCTGTAACTGTTCGTTGACAAGACTTTGGATTAGGTTTTGTTCGGATCTTGTACCGTTAAGAAAAAAGGGATTTAACATATGTCATCACCCTATCATGTCAAGAGGTGGTAACTCATATGTACTTAACATTCTTTCTTGAATTTTATCAAGTTCCATTTGTGCATCATCATAAAGTTGTCTTCCGTTGAACTCGATACCACCTGGAAGTTTCACACCCTGGAATTTGATTAGATTCTGACCCCACTGTCTCTTGATTAATGCGGTCAAATATGGTTTAAGGAAAGAGTCATTATAAACTCTTGGATAGTCATTAGGATCACTTGTTCTCCAACAGTCAATAATTAAAAATTCACCTACTCTTAGATTACTCCAATCAACGTCGAGATACATCCTATCTTGTCTTTGATTGAATCGAATTTGTTTGTGAGTATTGAGAAGAAAATTCATCGTCTCCAAATATGACATCGCCATTGAATAACTCAATAGATCGGTATTCCCCCAATAGTAGATGTCATTTAGGAATAGTTGATATTTAAAGCTAAACATATTAGACGAGCTAATAGATTGAGCATCATCATATTGGAACACCTTGTTTATTCCAATTACATTTGGTGGAATTTGAAGATAATTGCTATTCTCGTAATAAGTAAATGTTGTTGGTGTTCCTACAATATTTGTTGTTGCAGAAGTAGAAGCAATACCAACAGTAGGTCTACCAGATCCTGCTGATGGTGCACCAGGAGGTCTTGATTTTCCTCTGTCTACATCTGCCTGAGTTACTTGATACTTCAGGTATTGTTGTGACACCCCATCAAAGTGTCTCTCTTGAAAGAACTGAATTGCATCATCGACAAGATCTTCGATTTGTTCATCGGCTACGTTAATCTCCAATACTGGAGCACCCAATTGTCTTAAACAATAATCAATTAGTTCTTGTCTAGTACTTGGCTGAGCCATTTATAATAAGATCCTATCTATAAATCTATTTATTTAATATATCTGTGATTGAAACAAGCATTGATTTAATATCATTCATATCACTTTTGAGACTATCAACTTCATCTTTTAGAGCAGAAAAATTTTCTTGCTGCTGCTTCATTTTTTCTCTTTTTTTCACGTATGATCTATAATCATTCGTATTTTTATTGATAATTGCTCCAGAATGGATGTCTCTGTAAAAACCATCCATTCCTTCTACGGGAATCATATTGTCCATATTATGCTAATGCAATACCTCTCAAGTTTCTTATTAATGGTGCATTTGATTGGTCAGTGGATGTACCAATGATCTTAATTCTAAATGATTTAAATGGAACCAAATCATCGATAGTGAATCTGTACTCTTTATATACATTGACAGTTGGTTCTGGATCATACAGATCAACTTTTGGTACTCTTTGATCTGGAGTACCATTATTATTTGCAATATTTAGAATTGAACCATTTGTACCCAGATTAGAGTATCCAGGGAAAGGAATGAAGATTGCTTCATCAACTGGAACATCTTGATTTAAGGAGTAGAATACTCTTATATCATTATTATTTGAAACGTATCCATCAAGAATGACTTGTAATGATGTTGCAGGACTTTCAAGCGTTACATTTTTAGTAACGTAAATAAATCTGTTTGGATCATTTTCAATTCCATTCACTCTGAAATCAGATGCATAGTTAGTAATGGGTCTATTGACTCTGTTTGATGTAAAGACAACAGACGCATTATCTAAGTCAATTGCAGGACTAATTCTGTTTGAAGAGGTCAAAAGATTAAACAACATAGTGAATGACTTGTTACCAGGGAACACTTCAGAATCAAGAAGAATTGATTCATTGTTTGAAGAAGCGACCATTCTTTGACCGTCCATGTAATTCTTCTCAAAAAGTGTAACAGTCTGATAACCCTGGTCCGTGAAGGATTCTTGATTACCACTAACACTTGCGGAAGAAATTGTTCTTACTTGTGAAATTAAATTCGTACCAAGAGGTGTAATTGTAGTAACTTTTGGAGTAATGAGTGAAAACGGTAAGTTGTAAGTACCCTTTACATCAGGACCACCAGCAACAGTTCTTTCATTGAAATAGAGTGGTGGGAATCCAGAAGCATTGGAAGGAGCTCTATTAGTACCATTTGCATTCATCAAGACCTTGACATAATAGTAATCAAGTCCGATTGCACTTTCTTCAAGGTCAGATTGTGTTACATTTGCAAGTTGATGTTGTCTATTAATTCTTCTGAGAGAAACACCGTCAAGTTCATACTTATAGATGAGTTCACCAATTTCATGTGTCGATATGGTGGTGTTATCAACACCTCTTGTAATACCTGTTAAGGTTCTTCCGTTGACGCCTGTGTAACTAATGATTTCATCACCAACCTTGACGTAACCAGGGTTAGTACCGCCAACGCCCAAATTTTCGAATGTCGTAAAGTTAGTAGCCGGGGTTTCCAGTGTGATGAATGAGGTGGTATCGAATGCATATTGCTGCGAAAGTGTGTTAGGAGTTTGATCTGGTCTGATATCAGATAGTACAACTCTATTCACATTTGAATAAAGACCATGATTTCTTTGGAATACCTTGAGATATTCACCAGTTTCATTTACTGTAATAACTGATGGAACTACATTTCCACCAATGGTTGAGTTAAGATCTGTCGTTATACCTGAGCTATTAATAAACTTCAGAGGATAAGCAGAACTTGTGGAGAAGTTACCTTGTACATTATCAAGAACAAGAGTATTGTTACCCAGGATAGTTTGAACAGAGAGTTGAATACCTGATCCAAGATTGACATTACCAACCTGTACAGGTGTCAATACATCACCTACAACATATCCAGTACCACCAGCCCTTATTGTGGCACCAACTGCAACACCACCTTGAATGGTGATATCGGCTGTTGCATTAATACCTCTTCCAGTAATGGCAGTGAGTGCTACACCTGTAAAGGTAAATCCACCCGAAGAAGGAGTGTAACCCACACCGGCATTGGTAATAGTGAGATCAGAGGTAACTGATCCTGCTAATGCTACCAGTGTACCTTCCGCTCCTATGTTACTTTGGAACACAGTGTTACCAAGTGTAAGATCACTATCAACAACAGTTGTTCCAAGTCCAACTCTAATAAGTCTTGGCTTGACCTCTATACCGTTAGGATCAATTCTTTCGAGAGATGATGGAAGATTTGGATTGAAGAAAGAGACTGAGCCCTGATTCTTAAAGTTCGCAATGTACATTGTGAACTTAAGATCCTCATATTGACTTGGTGTCCAAACAGATGCATTTTGTGATTTAAACAGAGACCCGAGTAATGGTTGTTCTGTAACAAGAACTTGTCCCGCCTCTTGACCCAACGTTGTAATATCTGCTTCACCAAGTCTACTGATGAATACTCTGTACTCTGTAGAATGTGAAAGTAATACCAGTGCGTATTCCTTATTAGCGTTTAGATATACTGGAGACTCAAAAGTAATTGTTGTAGGAACAGTACCATCCTCACTTACATTAACAAAAGAGGGATCAATAGATACGCGAGAGAAAGGAAGAACTTTTTGGGAAGGAGTTCCAAGTCTAGTTTCTCTTAATTCACAAAGGACTGGAATATTATCATCCTTTGTATTAAAGAATACATCTACTTTAGTAACATAAACACCAGTTGATTCACTAATAAAGAATGTTTGTGCAAGGGGATCAGTTTGAGCAGGTTGTTGTTGAACAATGGTAATATTGTTTACTACAGGAGGTGGTGGAGGTGGTAAATCAACCGAAGTATTGACTGAAACATCGGTTGTTGTTACCGTATTAGTATCTGTAATAGTAATTTCATTTGAAGTTGCTTGATCAGTCAAAGTTCTTGTTTGACTGGAATCTGCAGAAGATACTGTTGCGTTTCTTAAAGACAGAGTTGTTTCTTGTGTGAAATCAACATCACCTTGTGAGTAGAAAGTTCCTTCCCCAGCAGTTGAAACAGTTCCCTCAACCTGACTATTAGTACTACTACTAGTCAATCTTAATGTAGATCTTCCAGTTTCAAATACAGGGTTCGCAGAGTTTGATGAGTCGGGAACACTGAAAGATGCTTGGATTGTACCTACCCTATCAGTGAGAAGTCTGACATTAGTAACTCTTGCTTGGGCACCACTGGAAACACCAGTCAGAATCATTCCTTGACCAATGAAACCATCATATTGTGGGAAGTCCTGGGATTGGAGACTAAAGAGGTCTACATTAAGAAGGGTTGAAGATTCTGAATAGACGGAAGCAATACTTACGTCTCTATTATATGGATTACTATCATACCTGTCAGTTGGTGCGTTATAAGGACCATACTTATGATTAGTAGATGCAACTCTAAAGTCAATACGTGGAACTGAAGCTGCATTCGCCAACTCAACTCCACCATTATTCATTCTACCTCTGACGAGTTCACCAACAGTAAATGTTCCATGAATCATCTCAATTTCAATGAGTTTAGGTGTTACAAAACCATTAATATCGGTATCATCAAAGAACGAATAAACTCTTGTAAATGGTTTGAACGATGTTCCAAGAATGCTAATATTACGAGATCTCATGAAATTGATGATCTCTCTACTAACAACTCTGTTTCCTAATGACTCAGTATCAATTCTTTCATTGACAGTGAATTGAGTTCCAGTTCTCTGTTGATCGAGACCAGTAGAGGTTGTAGCACTAATCGAGTTGGTAGTTGTAGTTGTAGTGGAATTTTCTGTGACAGTTACATTAGTAGTTGCTGGACCATTGGTTTGTGAACTACTACTCGTATTAGATGAAGAGGTTGATGAAGTTGATTGATCATTTGAGAGTGAAATATCAACATTGACTCCAACAGTTTCCCAAGAGTTCCAAACTACAGGTGATACACCACTTCTTGAACCATCTGCTGCTGTTGTGATCTCTGCATTTAATGCTTCAGCCACACCTTGGAAGGAACCTTCCATCATTACATCGTTGACCTCAAGTTGAGTTACGTCGATCCATACATCAACGTCAGGTGTCAACTGAACTTGACCTTGCCAGAATTGAACAAGATATGGAGTAACGTTTTCTACTCTTGTCGCAAATGGTTGTTCTAACCAATTTTCATCAGTGTAGTCAAGAGTGACAACTCTACCTGTTTTTCTAATGTTTTGTCCTACAACTGAAGCAAAACTTGGATCTTCATTGGAATTTGATGTTGTACCAATTCCAGAGATGACGGTAGTACCGAGTTCAAGATTAAGTGCTGTGGTATAGTGAGATGGTCTTAAAATA